ACTAGATACTGAAATATCAGATTTGTATTTGGGTTTTCGCCTGAAGTCATGATGCATCTTTCCCACGAATCCACTCTTGGTTAGATTCTTATGTCTGTTACGTTTTTTGTTTCTAGTGTCATGCCGACTGAACTTCGCCATGTTCACCCCTTTATATATCAGAGATACTTGTCGTAGTTATTGTCAGGGTCAAAATCATCTACCACCTCGTAACGGGTACGTCTCCCGTCCTTGAACGCAATAAGTTTTTGACCTCTATTTTGACCATCCGATCTGACCGAAGCGTGAACCCAACCAGAGTTCTCACCCTCATCAGGGTTATAGAATTCTAGGATGAGTTGATCGAAAGTCAAATTCTCACTGATCCAATCTGCGAGTGCAAGATTGGCAACACCGTTGATCTCAAAGTCAACGGCTTGTCCGTTACAGTGTTGTGATGTTTTAGAACCACCAACCGCTTTGTTCAGTGCGGGGGATCTATATCCACTGTTGATACGTACTGGTCTACCAAATGCCTCACGCACTGGTTGACAGATATTCTGGACAACGTATTTTAGGTTTTCAAGGTGTTCGTCTTGAGGGGTGTTGTCAATCCCTTTTTTTGTTGCAGTGGCTGATTTTGTGAATTCCGCCAATACAAAGTTCGCGCTAAGTTGCATTTCCTTATTCCTCTCTGTTGTATCCCAACATTTCCTTGGTCATAATGTAATCCCTTACGAAGTCTGACCTCACAATGTCAGACCAAGTGAACTCTACGTTAGTGAACTTAGTCATATTATCTATAACATCAAGGAACTTTAACAGTCCTTTTTTGTCGGTTTCTTTGGTGAAGTCTGTCTGTCTGTAGTCCCCACAAAAGATGATTCGGCAGTTGTGACCCACTCGTGTAATTATAGAGTCCAACTCGTGAAATGTACAGTTCTGCATCTCATCGATTATGATCACGGCATCGTCAAACGTGAACCCTCGAATGAATGATGTTGAGACGAACTCAATCACACCCTCTTTGATCAGTTTGTCATAGGCCTCTTTGTCATCGAAGAGTTCATAACACAGTGCACGGTATGGACCCGTGTATGCATCGATCTTTTCTTCTAAGGTGCCTGGCAGAAAACCGATCTCTCGTGTAGGTACTATGGATCGAACAAGTATGATCTTGTCAGGCATCTTACCTTTATCCAGAACTTCTTCTAGTCCAAGATATAACGCACTGAAGGTTTTACCTGTGCCGGCAGATCCGGACATTACGATATGATCACCGTTATCCCAGGCCGCATAAACTTTTTCTTGAGAGGCTGTGATTGGTTCGAAGGTTCTTAGATCATCAATGCGTAACTTCTGCGGAAGCGTATTGACTTTGGGTTTCATGTATTGATGGTATTTCCTTTTCCAGAACCTTTCTTAATCCTCTCTAGATGATTTTCCCATTCCTTACCCGCCTTACGCATAGGACTGATTCGTCCAGATATCAGGCCTGGCACTGAATTGTAAACTCTTTCTAGATGGGGATTGTCGATCTTAAATTGATCGTATTCGGACATTCGGAGAGACTCCTCCAAAATCTCTCCGGTTTCCAAATTTTTAAACGTATAAGTTGGCATGGTTTACTTCACACTTAATATCAAACCTCACTACGACATCTTTCGATGAAGAGATAGGATCACCTTCCTTATTGTACTTGAGTGAATTTAGGTTCGACTTCTAAAATAGTCTGATTGAGAAACTCCCGTTTGGCCATCAGTTTGTGCGCCTTCTGAGTTTTTCCCTTTTTATTGAGACTCGCAATATAATTATCTAGTTCTCGACTGTCTCTTTTTAATCGTTCTATCTGAGTTGCTGTCATAACACTCCTTTTTTGTTGGTGAGTTAAGAAGATTGAATTAAGTTTGGAAATGCCTCCTGTACTAGTTTAAGGGTTACGCCCTTCACTGGTTGTTTTTTCGCAACCATGTTCAAGACGATTTCTGCATCAGCCGGATGAATTGATTCGAGCATGTCGATAAACATCTTCTCCCGTCTGAATGCGGGTAATTCTGTACCAGGCCCACCCTTTACAAAGTATCCAAAGTTTTTATGGGCTTTGAGTAAGGAAGATGGGACTGACTCCGGAATGTTTGGAGTATAGGGCGGTTTGCCTTCGGGAAGAAGGAAGACCAAAGATTTGTCGAAGGTTCCTCGAAGGACATCCTTCAATGCGGGTACGTCAGAGTACTTCTTGAGTACTGTCATCCGCTCTGCTTTGTTTTTTGCATTTTCGATTTCCTCGAAAATTTCATAGACTTGTTTGGTTTCACCTACGTATGCCATATAATTCACCTGTTATAGTATATAGGGTTTTACCGTTCCCCAGATGCAAGATATTGTTCAAATTCTTCAAAATCTGAAAAAATTTGATCGTACTCTTGACGAGCGGTTTGAACAGCGTATTCCGCTACAGGCCCGAAACGAGTCCGGATCTTTTCCTCAACAACAGAGAAAGGTTCGTTGTAGTTATCGCACACGATCTCTTGAACTTCAAAAACAAATTGACCCATCTTACTCATCAGGCATTTCCTCAACGGTTATACGATACTTAGTACCGTTATTATCTACAAGATCCAGAGTCTTCTTGGTGGACAAGAAAACCCCATCGACATTCAGATCCAACTTGACTGGACCCACATCACTAGTGAAGTCTTCCCCATACATCTTTGCAGAGGGAAGAGTCTTCTTAATGAAGTCTGCGATGAAATCGCAGTACACTAAACTCATGCCGCGAACTCCTTGTTCTCGCGGAAGTATACCCCCGCAGGCGGAACCAACTTTTCAATCATCACCCAATCTTCGGCGGTCATACGGTTACCGTACTCCTCACACCCAGTTTCTTCGAGAAGGTACTTGACCGCCTCTTTTGCGGTTGCAAATTCCTTGCGACCCTTCTCTCGACCAAGATATGGTTTTGCAATATATGTCATTACACACTCTCCTGTAGAATTAAATCACGAACACGTTCACGGTCAAGACTGTCACCGTCACCCCACTCAAAGAAGTTTTGAGGATCCCGACACAGGTCAATGTACTTGACAATAGCCTGTTCGAGATAGTCAACAGTCAATCCAGCGATGGGGTAGATCCCATCGTAACCATAGAAAGACAGACAATAGTTACGGAACTCACGAAACATTTGGAACTTACGATATTTCTCAGTCACAATCTTACCACTACCAATCGGAATAACAGTCATTATGCGTACCAACTCCTATAAAAATCTTTACCTTCTTCCGCAGGACAAGCCATACGAACGTCATCAATGTTGATGTACTTACCAGCGATTCGCTTCTTGAACTCACTACCAATGAAGGCATCCTTGACGGGGACAACACGGTCACTCATGAAACCCTCAGAACCTTCAACACTCTGAAGGGCGATCTCACGAAGGACAACACTCGCACCCTTCTTCGCAACAACCTGATAGGCATCAACGTTAGTCTGTTCCCAACCCCAAGACGCGACGAACAAGTCACCCTCTTTGACGTTGGCGATTGCCTCTTTCCGAGCGTTCGCACGGGCAATCTTGCGTTCTTCTTTGTACTTCGCAGCACGATCAAGACTGACGAGGAAGTCCTCACAGTACTCCACCATGCGAACCTCACTACCGAAGCGGTAGTTGAACTCAATCTTGTAACCAAGACGAGCACGGGGGGCGGGACGGACACACTTGGCAACGTTGTTACCATAATCCATGGCCAACTCGTATCCACGTTCTTCAAACTTCGCAATCAACTCTTTCATAACAATACTCTCTCAATCAACGTTACAGGTATACTATAACCCATCGGGCAAGAAAAGTCAAGACTTTTTTTCAAAAAAAGTGATATTTTTTACCCCCAATATGGACGGTCATCGTCATCATTCACGAAGTCATCACGGTTGTCCCAGACACCCCAATACATCAGAAAGAGGCCAACTAGGGCGAGACCACAAGTCACCCACATACTAGGGGGATCACCAGCCACACAGTCTGCGGCCATCAGACACTCATCATAGAAGTCCTGAGTACCAACCGCACCAAACGTCATCAACAAACCAATCACAATTCTAATCATCAATCAACATCCCATTCTACGATTTCGTACTCATCCAGACCATTCTGGACTGCGTATTCTATCGCATCATCTTCACACTCAAAACACTCCGGCAGGAGTACTCCCTCAACTTCTAAGTAGTAAACCAAGTCTTCCATCACATTACCTCACAGTCTCCTCAAAACAACCAAATTACTTCTTATACTAACAAGTCTGGCAAGAAAAGTCAAGCGTTTTTTTAAATTATTTTTGAAAATTTTTCCCACATGTACCCCCTCAGTTGGTCCATGTTTACCTTGGTATCTTGGTAAAAGGGTTCTAGATCGATGCCCTCAGGCAGTTTGATGTTCTCGATTCTACCCAAATGATAATACTTCCCATTTCGATATTCGAGTCTGTCACCCAGTTGACGGGATTCTTTCCATCTCTGGTGGATTACATATGCGTGTTCGGGATTGACCCCAACCATAAATTGCGTATCCGCTAGGACACCCAGACAATTCTCATCCTCATCATAGGTTTCATCCACATAGTTCACCAGTGCGGGGATAGCGGTGTCTATAGAACCGTAGTGGGATATGAACCTGAGATTATGCATTGCACACATGTCCCCATAGTCTTTATCCATTGTAAACCCAGACATGTTAATTGTCAAGCGTTTTTTGAAGGTGTGTCCTCTTATCAACCAATCTAGGATGTCACGGTTAGGTACGATACACCGATTGATGCCACGGTCCTCTATGAAGGTTATGGCCTCATTCTTGGTGAGTGGTAACCATTCTTTCCTGTCTGGCAGAGAGTAACTCCAGTGACGATTACTGGCCATCACAGAGGGTAGAAGGTCTGTCAACATAGAAGATGCATGGTGCATGTTCTTGGTGTGCCAACAAACTGAACTAGGGTGGAACTTGAATATGTGAATGTTTCGAAGTGCGAAGACCATACAGTCTTCATGAGTGAACTCTATCTTGCGAGAGTACTGTGTCGTTCCCGAAGTACTGGATACTAAAAAGGGATCCGACTCTTCGGCGTACCAAGGGAAGTATGGATCCGGACTTGGTTCCATATCAAGTTCATGAACGACCTTTTTGGAATTGTGGTGGATCATATCACCGTGCAACCCCTTGTACAATTTTTCACCAATACCATCGGTGATAGTTAGGTCCGCTGGACCAAACCTTGCAATCTTGGTGTACGGTAAAGATTCTTTGTGTGCGGGGGAATCAAGTAGGATCAACCGTAATCCTAGTTCTGCACAAGCGAACACGGCCGACACGTGTCTCGTACTTACGTTCATGATTGACACCGCAACCATGTCGCCCTTTTTCAAACTATGCGTGTCTACGAGTAGTCTCTTCCAACCGTCGATGTCTCGAATGAGTTCATTCTTGGTCTTACCATCGTAAATAATATCGGGGTTGATTATATTTCGATCAACAATCATTGGATATGTTTCGCATGTATCTTACAACCAATGAACGCATTGTAGTAATCCTCTCGCAACAGAACATCACGATCAAATTGTTCTTTCGCCTCATAGTAGGAACACTCACCTTTCGATTTGCACAACCTCAAAATTTGACGATGGTAGGCGTCCCCACCTTTCGTTTCGACTAGAAGTTTTAGTTCTTCGGATGATCCGTAGTAGTCTCTCCAGTCGGACTGAACCTTTTTGATCCTCTTCCTTTTTTGTCCCTTAAGAGGAGGCAATTTTCGAGTAGACCAAAAGAACTTCTTACCAACATACTTCTTGTTGGTGTCACGTTCAGTGATCAGATAGACGAACCCAACCCACTGACTGAGTTCGTCTTCATCTGGTTCGTAAGGCGTTCCGTTATAAATCCACATACTGTATGTAGACTTATACTACGGCACTATCTCCTAGATATTCAACTTCCGCCTCTTCACCGCACAAAGGACAGTAGAGAGGTTCGTCATCATCGTAACTACAAACAACCTTGGTGATGCCATCACATATAACGCACTCAACTTGGTATATGTAAGACTCCATCATGCAGCGACATTCTCGCTAATGTCGCACACAACGGGACTTTCCTCCCATCCCCAACTTCCTGCCATCCCAACAACACTGTATTCGGTAACTCTTTTTTCGAAGAAGTTGTCATGGGATGCACCGTTAAGCACCCAGTCAAGCCAGGTGAGGGGATTATCCTTCTGTCTAAATTTTGGTTTGAGACCCAGTTGAAGTAAACGCCTATCAGCGATATGACGAATATACTTCCTAACTTCAGTCTTAGTGAGTCCCTGTACATCGTTACCACGGAACGCAAGGTTGATAAATTTGTCTTCCAGTTCAACTGCATTTTTTGCCATCTCATAGATTTTGGATTTAAGTTCATCGTTCACGATGCGAGGATGTTCCTCACAGAATGTACGAAACAGTTTTGCATTCCCTTGCACGTGAAGTGTTTCATCACGTATCGACCATTCCACGATTGTACCCATACCCTTCATCTTTCCGAATCGTTGAAAGTTCAACAACATCACGAATGAAGAGAAAAGACTCATACCTTCGTTGAATACTGACTGAGCAAGGGCGAGTGCAAGACCCGTGTGTGTACTAACGTCACCTTCTTTCATGAAGTCAACTTTGTCTGCCATCTCCTTGAACTCAAGAAACTTGTGGTACTCTTCGTCGGGTAGACCCAGAGTATCGTTCAACAGTGCATATGCACGTTGGTGTACTGCCTCCCGTCCGGCGAACGAGGACAACATGTTACGGACCTCGTTGTTTTTAAAACGAGGGATTAGTAGTTCGTGGTAGTTCTCGCCCACCTGAACATCCGACTGAGTAAACAGTCTGAGAATGTGTGTGATGAAGTCTTTCTCCTCATCGGTAAGTTTAGTCTTCCAGTCCTGTACGTCTTCGGACAGTTCCGCCTCATCCTCAATCCAATGAACCTCTTCATGTTTCTTAGAGAGTTCTACCGCCCAAGGATACTTGAACGGTTTGTAGGTTGTACTAAATTCTAATAGGGACATCAGTGTTTTTCCTTGTAATCTTTGATGGCTGCTTTGATTGCGTCTTCTGCAAGAACACTACAATGAATTTTTACGGGTGGAAGTGCGAGTTCTTCTGCGATATCTGTATTACGGATTTGCCCGGCGTCTTCAAGATTTTTCCCTTTGACCCATTCGGTGAGTAGAGAACTAGAAGCGATAGCACTACCACAACCATAAGTTTTAAACCGTGCGTCTTCAATAATTCCTTCATCACTCACCCTGATCTGTAGTCTCATGACATCACCACAAGCGGGTGCACCCACCATACCTGTACCAATGTCTTCTTCGTCTTCGTCGAACTTACCCACGTTACGTGGGTTTTCGTAGTGGTCTAATACCTTTTCCGAATATGCCATGTCATCCCTCGCAAGCCTTGCACTCTTCTTCTTCAACAACTTCTGTAGTGGTATTATCTAGAAATTCAATGAGTTCTTCGTACCCACCGACATACGTTCCCTCTACGTAGATTTGAGGGACAGTCTTTACTTTTCTACCTGTCACTTCAGCGGCGGTCTTACCGATCTCTTCCAGATCGATATAGTCATAGGGGATTCCCCGTAGTTTGAGTTCTTCTTTCGCAAGTTGACAGAACGGACAATTCTTCTTACCGTACACCAAGGTGCGACTGTCATCTTGCAATGCAACTCGTTCCACTTTCTCCGATACGTTCTCTGCACGAGCCTTCGCTTCGGTACGTAGATAGTAGAGTCCCTTGAGACCCTCTCTCCACGCTTTGAGATGTACTTTGTTAACGTAGGACTTCTCTGCACCAGCGGGGAAGAATAGGTTGACCGACTGTCCTTGACAAATATATTTCTGTCTGTCTGCGGCGTGAGTGACAACCCAACTCTGATCAAGTTCTTGTGCGGTCTTGAATACCGCCTTCTCACCCTCTGTTAACTCTGGAAGGTGTTGAACCGAACCTTTTTGTGTGATGATAGATGTCCAAGTGGAATCAGTATTTATACCCCGCTCGGTAAGTAATTTGTCAAGATACTTGTTCTTCACCAAAAAACTTCCCGCTCGGGTACGATGCGTGTATGCGTTCGCCTTCAGGGGCTCAATGGACGGACTGGTTGAAAGTACAACTCCGGAAGATGCGTTTGGCGCGATGGCAAGTAAATGCGCGAATCGCAATCCACTCCCCTCTCCGTCAGGATATTCACCTCGCAATCCAGCAAGGTGTCTGGATTGGGTAGTGGCTTCTGTTTTGATGTGGTTGAACACAACTTCATTAATTTCCTTTGCCCGAGCTGATTCCCAAGCCACACCGTGTTTCTGTAACAGAGAGTGAAACCCCATCGCTCCCAGTCCGATTGATCTTTCTCTTTCTGCACTGTACTTTGCGCGGGTGATTGTGTCGGGTGCGCTGTCGATAAAGTACTGCAAGACGTTATCAAGCATAGTGACAAGATCACGCACAATCGTTGTATCTTTCCATTCATCATAGTACTCCAAGTTTAGACTGGACAGACAACACACCGCCGTTCGATCCGGTCCAGTAGGTAGGTGAATCTCGTTACAAAGATTCGATCCATGAATCTTGAGTCCCAGATCCTTCAAGTTTTGTGGTAGTGCATCGTTTGCGGTATCAATGAAATTGAGGTACGGTTCACCTGTACGGAACCTCACTTCTAAAATTCGTTCCCAAAGTTTACGTGCATTGATGGTCTCTTTGACACCACCGTCTTTGGGATCTCGCAGATCAAACGAAGTGTTGTCCATTACTGCCTGCATAAACTCGTTGGTAATATTGATTGCGTTGTGTAGGTTTAACGCCTTACGTTGAACGTCTCCCGTTGGGATACGCATGTTAAGGAACTCTACAATGTCCGGATGAGAAACATCCATGTACGCAGCGTAAGAACCCTTACGAGTCTTACCCTGTCGATACGCAATCATATCCGCATCTACAGTGTGTAGGAACGGGATAGGGCCTGGCGCAATGTCGGAAACTGTTCGGACATCAGACCAATGACCTCCCACACCACCACCATAGACACTAAGCCAACGCAACTCAGAACTATGATCGATAAGACCTTCAAGTGTGTCGGGTACGTAAGTAAGGAAACATGATATTGGCATACCTTTTCCCTTGCCGTGACCGTTTGGTGCATTAGATAGAACAGGACTTGCAAACATGAACCACTTATTACTGACATAATCGTAGAGGCGTTGGGCCAGTTCTTCATCCAACTCTTCTTTATAGGTTGACCATGCGGTAGCTGCTCGTCCATACGCCTCCTGTGGTGATGTCTCGTAACTGTTAAGGTAAAAGTCTTTCAACATACCTACTGCATAATCTGCCAGTAGGTCATCCCTCTTTTTATCAATTTTCAATGTCATGTTTTCTGTCCAGTTATCGTTTAGTATAGTCAAAAAATTCTAGAGGTCTACTAAACGCATAGTCTTCTATAAAGAGTCTTCGACCCTCGTTCACAAACGCTAGGGCCTTTTCGATAAGATATTCGGTTCGGTCTTCCTCGTTGAACTTATCATTATACATGAAGTGCGCCTCCATGTCAACATCATAATTCTCCACCAAGAATCTATCGGGGTAGAGATATCTATCCTTTGTCCCACGTCTCGCCACGTAGACCAATTTGTTTCTATCTGAGTTTTCTTGGATCTCATAGACCCACGACAAATCTTCGTCACCATCGAAGATAACGAGTTTGTTGCCGAAGTCTAGGTTGATAGGTTTTGACATAATTTCTCCAAGAGACGGAGAATTATATCAAAGGGGAGAGGGATCTGTCAAGAGTTAGTTTGAGTCTAGTTAGATTTCTGTGTGTCATTCTTCGTCTCCTTATATTCCCTCTTGAAACGTCTCAGGATCTCAGTAGCATCCTTACGTTTCTTTTTTTTCCGGACAATAACAGTAGACGAATCGTCACCAGTCCCTACAACAGAGGCGGTACTGGTCATATCTTCTAGGAATTTATTGAACGATCTCATCTAAGAATTTCTCCGGTAGAAATATATATGCGTTGACGAGTTTTAAGATGTGTAGCCTGATATATTTTCAAACCAAGAATTTCATCTATGGGACCATTGCACTCCTCTTCGACTCTTATCTGGTCTCCACGTTCAACGGACTCATGACCCAAACAGGTCATACTATCGTTCTTCATTCTATACACGCCAGGCGAGAGGTGATCCCCTTCAATCATGAACCACTGAGTTTCCTCAGAGAGTACATCAAGGATGTCTATTCCAGTCTCCTTGTGTATCTTTTCAATCTGATCATCAGACAGTTCACCATGTTCCTTGATCAATAGAAGTGCGGCACCATACCGTGCAACCACGGATTGTCCGCCAGG